AGCCGTCCCAGCCGCCCCCAGGTTGACGTTGGTGATCACCGGGTTCGACGCGACACCGATCGTCCCTAGCTTCGCCGCCGTAGTAACCGGGGCGGCAGTTGCTACCCATGGGATCACGGCGTTGATCGTGTCACTTGCGCCAATTCCGGCCGCCGTGTACGTGGTCAAGTTCGCGTCGAAGTTGGCGTTGGCGGCGGCGGTCGCATTCCTGATCTGCCCGGTGTCGGCACCGACGCCGCCAAGGTCTGCGATCCCCACAGGCGGCCTGTTGTTGATCGCATCCCAGCCCGAGCCGCCCTCGGCCGTGTTGTTGCCGAGCACCCAGCCGGTGCCGACCGCGCTATCGGAGGTCGGCACAAGCATGACCACCTTGCCGCTACCTGGCCACGTATTGTTGAACGATCCTGTCGAATCGTTCAAAACCGCATCGTCGGCATAACAGATCTTCGAGGCGCCCGGCGCCGAGATCCAGCCGCAACTCCAGACACAAGCGGAAACGAGAACCGTCAAGCCCGACGCCGAAGCGACCGAGACCCCGTCCAACTGCAACTCGCAATCGGTCAGATTATTACTGCCGTCCGTGATCCCTTTCATCTCCAGGCGGTAGTACGTACCCGTGGCGATCGTCGCGGCGGAGTCGGAGCCGATCTGGGTACCGGCCGTGTTATTCCACAGTTGCAACTTGCCGCCTGTGGTCAGGCGGGCACTGATACCCAGAGTTCCACCATTGTTGGCGACACCCATCACCTGAGCCGTGGTTCCGGGCAAGGCCGGGAACATCATGTACACCCGCCAAAACATGGTCTTGCTAACTAACGAGATTTGCGCGAGAGGGACTACCGTCAAGTTGCCGGCAGTCGAGTCGAATTTGGCGCATCCGCTGCCGGTGCGCTGGTTCGACGCGTCCCTGGTGACCGTGCCAGTGCCGAAGATGTTGCTCCCGTTTGGATTCTCCGGCCCGACAGCCAAAGCCCTGGGCTGATCGACCTCGTAGCCGATCGTAATCAGCCTAGCCACGTAACGTCACCGGAAGCTGATAGGGGCGCACGGGATCACGCAAGTGTCTAGCGCAGTGCCCGTTACAGCCGGATCGCCCACGCCCCCGGCCAGCATACGCCACTCGCGCTATCCGGCTACCCACCCAAAATGACCGTCGGCGTCACCTTGATCTGATCCGACGAGTTGATTGTGACCGCTGTCGTGTCGTCGAAGTTCGCGGCGAAGTACGCCTTCCCGACCGTCAGCGAGTTGCCCAGCCAGAACCCGTTGAGCGCGCCGCCCGTGTAGGCGGCGGTAGCGACCGGGAACGAGATCTGCGCGCACGCGGACGTCCGTCCGGAAGTGGTCGAGCCGATCGCGCCCCACGACGCGCTCGAGATGGTTTGCCGCGCGTAGGCGCCCGCACCCGGCTCGGTGTACGACAGCGCCACCGACGCCGACGTGCCTACGGTCGATGCGGTGAACGTGTTGAACAGGGCGAGCCAGGTGTTGACCGGCGCGGTGCCGGACGTGGCGAACCCCGCGTTCGCGAGCACCAGGTCGATGCCCTCGTTGGGCCAGATTTCTGCCATTCAGACCGCCTCCTTTAGGCGATAGGGATCATTGTGGGTCGCCGATCGCCGGCGGCCTTACACTTCGAGCAGTAGTACCTGTCTCGGCTCAACCAGAGGATCGTGCGGAGCTCGCCGCACTCCGAACAGACGGTGATCGTCACCGGGTTGTCGTGGCTGTTCGGGAGTTCGATCGCCGGGTGGCCGGTGATCTCAGGTGGCGGCTGGCTCAAGCTCCGGCGCCTTCAACCCGATGTAGATCTCGTTCTCGCCGTCGGCGCCGCCGTGGTCGATCTTCACCATCAGCATCCCGTCCCGCCACTCGGGCCACAGGTACGCCTGCCCGATGTGGCCGAGCAGCGCGTCCGGGTCGCACCAGATGTCGTAGTCGTGCGCCCGCACCTTGCGGCAGAACTCGTAGTCCTCGTTCAGGTAGACGCCGTCGGTGCTCTCGAAGAACGGGAACCCGATGTCGTCGAGGACACGGCGGCGGACGAGCATGCCGGCGCTCCCGGACGCCATCACCGTGAACAGTTCTCCTGGCACCTCGTGGAGTTGGTATGGCATCCAGCCGGGGTAGTCGCGGCCGAGGCGCTCGTCGTGGAACACCGATTCCTCTTTGGCGATCGTCAGTGTGTACGGCGGGTTGCGTTTGACGCCGAGCGGCACGACGACGTCGACGTCGTCCTCGAGCAGCCGGACGAGCAGGTCGCCGGGGAAGCGGTGGTCGTCGCCGAGGATCCACGCCCACTCGTGCTCGGGCGGCATGTCCATGATCGCCATGTTGAGGTTGTCGGTGATCGACGCGGAGCGGCGCATCAGGACGCCGGAGCCGGGCGGCGTGGCGAGGTTGAACAGGTCGATGACGAAGTCGGGGTAGCGGAGCTGGTCGCCGATCGGGATGATGACGCTGCCCGGCGGCTGCTTCCTCGCCCGGTCTTTAGGCGGCATGGCCGTGGGCGGCGGCACGATCAAGGAGGGAGCTCATACCGCCGCCTCGTCGGCCTCGACGACGTCGGTTTCGTCGTCGAACTCGGGCGGGTCATGGTTCGCGAGCCACTCGGCCCGCGTCTCCTCCCGCATCGCGTAATAGCCTTTCTGCGTCTCGCGCCGGGTCTTCGGCCTGTCCTCCGGCCGATGGTAGGAGACGAGGTCGCGGCCGAGGTCGCAGGTGGGCACGTCCTTGTCCCAGTTCGGCCCGCGCACCCACTCGCGCTTACCGGCGGCGCCCTTGACGCTGTAGAGCCAGTGCTGCGGGCCGACGCGGAGTGTCGGGTTCCACCGGAAGATATTGCGATCCTTGTACGTCCACTCGCTGTCGCAGTCACGGTCGCGCACGTACTCGGACAGCCCGAGCGGCGTCGGCACCTCGAGCCCCATCCACTCCTGGACGCCGGTGTCGTCGAGCATGTCGCGACCGTCGAGGACGGTGTAGGTGGCGACGTTCAGGTCGGTGGCGGCGAGGCGGGAGCGGGCGAGCTCGGGGTCGACCTGGAGGATGCACTGGTCGGCGTCGAATACCAGCACCCAGTCCTCGTCGGTCAGTTCGAGCGTGCCGGCGAGCCGAAGTAGCTGGTTGCGCTTCGCCAACTCGTTCCCCCACCAGATCGAGGTGGGCCTGTAGATGATCGACGCGGCCCCGCCTGCTTCGGCGGCGTGCATGATCGCCTCTGCCTCGCGCGGGTGGCTGCGCGCACGAGCGCCGGGGGTGAGCGAGTAGGCGCCGTCACAGGCAACGATCGTGTCGCAGATGCGGGCGAAGCCGCCCACGGCGGCGGACAGCCAAGACGGGCTTTCCATCCACCAGTTCAGCAGGCCGACGACCTTCAATCCACGCTCCTTTCGAAGAACCTGACGTGCGACGGCACGCCCTGCTCGGAGTACCAGGCGTGCCTAACCTTCCAGCCCGCCTTTAGCCATCTCTGAACGAACTCGTCTAGCGACAACTCCAACACGTGCGTCGTGGTCGAGCCGTTCCAGGTCTGCCCGACATCGTCGAGCGGCACGTCCACGTAGGCGTAGTCACAGTCGAGCGCCGCGATCAGCGCGTCCAGGTGCTGCTCGGTGAGATGTTCGAGCGAGTGGGAGGCGATGAACGCGTCGCAGGGGACAGAGTAGGGGCCGTCCGCCCATAGCCAACCATCATCGATACTGAACGCGTAGGAGGAGTGGTAACAAACCTGCGGCACATCGGCGAGTTCGTAGTTCCACCAGATACCGATGCCGAAACGATCAGGGAGCATGGCGGCGGCGAGCGCCCCGTCCCAGCCGCCGAGCTCGACCACCCAGCCGGGCTTGCACCAGTCGAGGAACGCGGCGACCTGCTCGGCGTCCCAGTAGTTCTGCTCCGGGTACTCGCGGGCGAGTAGGTCGTAGAACTCGCGGTGCGCCTGGTAGGGCATGCCGTCGCGGTAGCGCGTGCGGTAGTCGTCGAGAGCGGCCACGTCGATCACGTGAAGCATCTCTCCGGCGGTTCCTCAAGGAAGGCCTGCGGGCGACTGGATCCCGTATAGGCGAGTTCCCCCGTGTGGCGATAGGTAGCGATGATCCTGGCGATCTCATCCGCCTGCTCTGCTTCCGTCCAGGTTCCCTCGCACTCGAGTTCGCTAAGCGCCCGCAACTTCATAAGCAGACGATGAGTTGTGAGAAGCGCGCCTCCCTCGTGAAGGATCTCCCGAAGTAGGCGGCGAACTTCGTCATTGGATATATCGCGGTCGATCACGTCAGCACCACCTCCTGCTCGAGCCCGCACGGCTTCGCGTCCCGCTCATCCTCGCCGAACACCCGGGCGTGCCGCCAGTGATACATGAACCCCTCGCGGGCGGCGACGATCGGCACCGCGTCCTCCTGCAAGCGGGCGGACGTCCAGAAGTCCGACGCGTAGCCGGGTGTGCCGAAGCACTCGAACGGATGCTTCAGCCACAGGTCGCGGCTCATCCCGGTCAGGCTCATGCCGGTGAACCACGTCGGGATCACCGGCTCCGGGTAGCTGACGCACTCGGCGTACTGGCGGAACGTGTAGGCGTGCTCGAGCGGCCCCGGCTTCAACGGCTCGCTGGTCAGGTTGACCGTCCACTCGGTGTGCGAGCCCTGGCTGTAGCCGGTGACGACCGGGTGGTCGCCGGAGTCGCGCAGGCGGCGGACGGCGTCGAGGGCGGGCTTCCGGACGATCACGTCGTCGCTCACCACCCAGAGCCAGTCGAAGTCGTAGCCGAGCACGGCCGGGAACGCGTGGTCGGCGATCCCGCGCTCGGTGTAGCCGGTCATCCACAAGGTCGGGATATCGAGTTGCTTGATTGAGTCGAGACATTCGGGGATGTCGCGGGCGTGCATGACGACGAGCGCGTCACGCACTGAGCCGCCACCACGTCTTCCCGAACAGAACCCACCACGTGCCGCCCACCTGAACGATCGTCACGACCGCGCCAGCGCGATCTCGCAACGGATGAACTCCGCGTAGAGCCGGGCGGTGCGCCTACACCACCGGACACGGCACGGCGGACACGGACAGCAGACATTGCACGGGTTGTGGCTCTCACGCTCGAAATCGGTCACGGCCTGCCCCACTTCCGCCACCTTCTCGCCACATCGGCGAGTAGGAACGCGCACCCGGCAAGGACGAGCCCGATGAAGACCCACCAGTCGGTCACGGCTTGGCCGCCTCCACCTTCCGCACGCGGGCGGTAACGTTGGCTGGCCACCACCACCACTCCGGGTGACAGTTCACCTGCACCGGCCCGCCGGCCGCCAACATCTCTTCCGGCGACTCCCGCCATACGCCGCGCGAGTCGGCCACGTACCTGTCGGCCCACTGCGGCGCGAGCGCGTGCTCGAACCCTGGCACGTCGCGCCAGTAGACGTTCCGAGGCGGCGCGTGGAACGCCACCCGGCGTGTCACGTCCAGCCCGCCCTCCTGAAACAGCAGCCAGTCCCACTCGCACGCACGCCGCATCGACTCCGTCGAGACCTGTGAGCCGCGCCCGAGCTCCAGATCGACGTGCATGCCGAGCGTGTGGCCGTACCCGATGACCTCCTTGAACAGCTGGCTGGTCTTCGTTCCGAACGGGTTGTAGAAGTCACCGCGCCCCATCACGTAGTAGGTGGACCGAATGCCGAGCCGGTGCTCCAGTTGCGCCATCTTCAGGGCGCATTCGGGGTCGAAGTCGATGTCGTGGCGCCACTCCACCTCCGGGTTGTCGGTGGCAAGCAGCCGCTCGAGCCTGGCGATGGAGAAGTCGTGGTCGAGCGCGGGGACGGTCTGGGCGGTCACCGGGCCGTGAACTTATCCCAGCTGCCGTCGGCGATGTCGCCGTGCGAACCCGCGGTGGCCGCGCGATAGTCCGCATCCGTCCAACTACCGTCGGCGATATCACCATGCGAGCCGGAATGCTCGAGCGTCGCGTGTGGGCCACACCATCCCGCTTCGCGATCCAGACGATCCAGCCGCCGCTCCTCGATGTCCCGCGCCGGGTTACCCACCACGGTCACCCCCGCCGGCACATCCCGGATCACCACAGCCCCCAGCCCGCAGCGGCCATCGTCGCCGACCTTTACGTGGTCGGTCAGCATCGCCGCCGGGCCGATATGGCAGCGGTCGCCGATCTCGCACGACCCGCTGATCTGGCTGTTCGCGATGATCAGGCAGTGCTCGCCGACCAGACAGTTGTGGGCGATGAACACGTTCGCGTCGATCTTCGTGCCCGCCCCGATCACCGTGTCGCGATACCGGCCGCGGTCGATGACGGTGCCCGCCCCGATCTCCACATGGTCGCCGATCACCACACCGAACGGGTGCTCGCGGCGCTGCCACGACCGCCGCCCCGGATCCGTGCACGGCGGGCACAGCGTGTCGTGCGTGCAGAAGTCGCACTCCCACACGTAGCCGAAACCCTCCCAGCCGATCGACACGTTCGGGCCGATCGTCACGTGCCTGCCAACAGTGACGCAGTCGGCGATCCACGCGGTGTGATGAATGCGCGTGCCCTCCATCTCGGACGGCTCCCGCGCAGGCCAGTTCTCATACGCCTGCGAGTCGAGGTACGGGAACTTCGGTTCGGTCACGCCACCCTCCTGAGCCTCGCCGGCTCCGGCTCGTACTCCCGAACGGTTCCGCGGTCGACGTCCATCCCCAGCCGCATCAGACCCTCATGGACGCCGCGGCACTGCGGATCCGACGGGTCATCCGGCAACCCAAAAATCTTGATCTGCGGGTAGACGCCGACGCTGCAAACCTGCTCTGCCCGAAACCTGATCCCATCGACGAGAGCATAACCCCGGGCCAGTACCACGCTCGCCTCGTCCGGGTGCAGAACCCACTCGTGGTAACCGGCGTAGAACCGCTCGCCCGGTGCCAGCGTGAACGTCAGCGCGTCTCGGCCTGTGCGGAAGCAGGGCGCTTCTCCGCCCGCTTCGACGGCTTCTCCGCCTGATACCCCACCCGGGTGAGCGACGCCTTGATGTCGGCGATCTGAGCGTCGTCGCCGTGCATCTCGGCGCCGCGGAGCTCCTCGAGCAGCGCCACGATCAGCCCGGCGTTCTCCTCGTTCGACTTCTTCGCCATGCGTGCTCCTTTCGGTGCTGTAGGGGCGGGTGGCATCCCCCGCCCCTACTTTAATCAGCCGCCTAGAACGTCGGCGCGCTGAGCCCTGAACCGGCGATCTTGCAGATCGAGCCGGGGAACCTGCCGGACGCAAACGCGCTGAACGCGTACAGCCGGATCCTGACCGTGCCCGTGGCCGAACCGACATCGCGGAACACCTCGACGCGAGGCGTGCCCTCCCACAGGTGCATGTCGGCGTTGCGGGTCACGTAGATCTCGTCCTCGTTCGTGTTGCCGCCGACCGAGTAGACCGTGCCGACGTTCGGGTCGCTGATGATGTTCAGCCCGGCGAACGAGTTGACGAAGCCGCCTGCCTGCTGGCCTGCGGCCTGGTAGAGCCCGCCGACCTGGAACAGCGGGAACGTCGAGCTCAGGTTGCTGACCAACCACGCCGAGCGGCGCGGGTGGAGAACCAGCGTGTCCGGCTCCGCGTACCGGGTCGTCGCGATCTTCTGGATGCCGTCGTAGAGCTTCGGCAGCAGACCGGACGCGACCGGGGTCGCGGACGTGTAGGTGGACGTCTGGATCGAGCCGACCGCGCGGATGCCGACATGGTCGGTGGTGCCGGCCCCGTTGATGCACGAGTTGTCGAGCTGCCGGTCGTAGTCGGCGCGGAGGTCGTTGAACAGGATCGTGTCGAAGCCCGGCTCGGCCCGTTCGGCCAACTGGACGGACAGGTCGCTGTAGCCGCCGATCGTGATGATCGGGACGGTGAGCAGCGCCTCGACGATGTCCCTCGTGCCCAGCGACGTGTTCTGCGTCGTCTGGGTCGCCACCAGCGAGCCGGTGGTGATCCTCGGGATCGTGATGTTCATGCCGGTCGCCATCAGTGGCGAGTTCGGCAGCGAGTCCGCGAACGGGCGACCCGGCCGCGCGAGGGCGGCGTACATCTCGCCGAGGTACTGAGGCGGGATGAAGTTACCGCCAGCCGTCACGGTCGTCGACATCGACCGCATTTCCATCGCCATCTCACGCTCGTTCTGCGCGAGACGGGCGAACGCCTCCTGCGAACCGCCGATCTGGGCGTAGAACACGTCCGCGAAGAACGAGACGCCCGGGTTGTCGGCCCGGTAGGTGAGCGGCTCCCTGCTCGTGCCATACGCACGGGCGGGGTTGCCGCCGCGCTGCTCCGGCTCGTCGCCGCCCCCATCGTCGTCGTCGGGTGCGGGGACGGTCTCGCGGGCGTCCCGAACGGCGATCAGCCGCTCGAGCGTCTCCCGCTGGCGCTTCACATCCTCCTGGATGCGCTCAAACGTGGCCGCGTGGAACGCACGCTCCTCGTCCTTGGTGTCGTCGGGGAGCGCCTGGATCTTCGCGTCCCAGTCGTCCATCTCCTGGATCGACCGGTCGAGCAGATCGCGTGCCTCCTCGATCGACTTGGTGACCTTGCTCATGCGATTGCCTTTCGTAGTAGGTGTGCGAGGTGCTCCTTCTCCGCCTGGAGCGTCTGCTTCGAGGCGGCGCGGAGCTCTGCTAGCGCGTTCGGTGCCGAGTCCATCTCCATCTCGTCTCCGACCGGTTCGGCCGGGTCTCCCGGCTCGACGGCCTCGATCGCGATCGCCTGGTCGATCAGGGCCAGGGCGTCCGTGATCAGCGCGCGTTCCGGCGCGTCGTCGGGCAGGAGCTCTCCTTCGAGGAAGTCCTGTCCGCACTCGTACATCGAGACGAGGCGTGCGATGGATGGCACGTCTGCGCGTTCCTCGACACCCGACACGACGCCCCCTGCCTTTAGGGGGATAATCGTCTCCCCCTGCTGCAATAGAGCGACGCCTGTTGCGGTGCCAGGCTCGGCCCCCACCCATCCGGGCAGGCGACCGCGTACTACTGCGTCCTCCAGTACCGAACGCATCGAAACCTCAGTGGCCTTGTAGGCCGGGTACGTGACGACGCTGACGTCGAACAACTGCTCGGCCCCGTCCGGAAGCAGCGTCCGAACAACCGATTCGTCCTCGGTGACGGCCCAGTCGTCTCCGCCCTCCCGGACGGTGAACGCGAAACTCATCTGGTCGACGTCGCCGCGCTGCATCGACGTCCGCAAGTCGTTCACCCAGCCGATCGTCTTGTCGACGCGGGCGAACACGTGCAGGCCACGCGTGTCCTCACGAAGCTCGAGCGTGCCGGCGGCGGTGCGCCCCATCACGAAGTTCGGGTCGTGGTTGAACAGCAGGCGCACGTCCGGCTGCTTGCGGAGCGACGCGCGGAAGAAGCCGGGCGCGATCAGCTCGCGGAAGCCGCCAAGGTCGTCCGAGAGGCTGTTGAACACGGCCGCGTGCCCGCGGAGCGTCGTTTCGTTCGGCTTCTCCGGGTCGCCGCTGTCGCGCCACTCGCACTGGTCGATCGGGACGTGGATCGTACGCCGCCCGCCCGACTCGGTCTGGGTGCTGCTCATAGGGTTTCCTCCCTACCTCGTGAGGAGTTCTTCGGCCGAAACGTGCGCCCGGCCGTTCTGGGACGCCGGGGAGGCGTCAGGAGTACCGCCAGGAGGCTCTGTGCTGGCTCCTACGGCCCCGCCACCTACCAGCGGGAACTGGAGCTCGTCCCCGCCCGGATGCGGCGGCAGGCCCTCTCTGGCGCGCGCCTCGTTCGGCGTCATCACGCCGCCCTGGATCATGTTCTTCCACGTAGCCGCCCTGACTTCCTCGGACGCGCGCTCGAGTTCCTCGGTGACGAACCGCCCGTAGACAGGCTGGCCGGCGAACAGGTCCGGGTCGGCGTCAAAAGCCTTCTCGATCCGGCGCAAACGCTCCACCATGTAGAACTTGATGAACATCTCCGTCCACCACAACTCGTTGCGGATCGGCTGCTCACCGGAGAGCTCGAGCAGGTGGTGCGGCCAGTGCCAGATCCGGCAGGCGTCCTCGATCGACACCCGCTTCGCCTCGATGAAATTCGCGTCCTGCATCGACAGCGGCAGCGCCGTCACGCCCATCTGCCCCCACAGCGCCCCCGGCTTCCACTGGTTGCCCGCCCCGGCGTGCTGGGCGTTCCAGAGCTCGACGGCGTCGCGCGCCTGGTTCTGATTCGACGCCCCCGTGAAGAAGAACGGCACCTGCGCGTTGTTGCGGAAGTAGTCGCCCTCGAACTTCTCCATCGCCACCGCGGAGCCGATCGCGTCGCGGTGCAGCTGGATCAACGACACGCCGTTCATCGCGCCGGGCGACGGGGTGTAGCCGCGCACGTGGATGATCTGCGACGACGGGATCGTCACCTGGACGCCGTCCTCGTCGTAGAACTTGTACTCCTTGCCGCCCCCGGGAGTGCGTCGAGCGATCATCCGTTGCGGGTCGAGCACGATCAGCGCCTTCACCCGCTTGTTGAAGAACGCCTTCTGGATGAACGCGTTCTGGGTCGCCTCGAGCGACAGCGCGACGTCGTAGAAGAACTGGAAGCTGTCGACGTCCGGGGAGGGCGAGTCGGCGAACAGGTCGGCCTGCCAGCCCGTCGCGACCGACTGGACGGTGCCCGTCTCGAAAATCTGGTACGGCATCGACGCGAGCAGCCCGGAGGCCTGCCGAATGACGCTGCCGACGGCCGGCACGCCCTGGGCGATGTCCGGGGTGACCAGTAGCCCGGACTGGGCGAGGTAGCCCTGCCCGAGCGGCGTCGGCCAGGTCAGCGACGTCGACGGCCAGTCGCCGGCTACGCGGTACTCGACGTCGCGCCCGGAGGCGGAGCGAAGGATCAAACCGACCACCCCTCTCGGGCTAGAGAATTTCGCGGAGAATGACGCGCTCGACGCGGATCGAGATCGTGTTATCGGCCGTAAACGTCCGGTCGACGTCCTCGATGTACGTCGGCACCGCGATCACGTACTCGCCGTCTACGCGGCCGAGGTCGATGCCCTCGATCGCCTTCGGCGCCCCCGCCAGCGGCACGAGTTGCAGCCGGACGCGCCGCCGCTTGTGCCAGAGCCTCACACGAACACCAGCCCGCCGCCGACACCCAACCACTCCACCGCCACCGAGTGAACCATCGACGCCGCCGCCAACGCGTCCCACACCCGCATGTCCTGCTGCGGCTGCCCCTTCTGCGACTTCGACGGCCTGTCGAACCGGGCGTCGCCGTGCGGCAGCACCCGGGCGATCGCGTTCAACGCATGCCTGGTCAGGCCGGCGTCGCCGGAGTGCCACAGCCAGCCCTCGCGCAGCGCCTCCATGAACCGATCGTAGTCCTCGACCGCCTTCACGTTCGTCTGCGCCCGGTCGACCACGTCCGCCCCGAGCTCGTCCGCTATCCACTGCGCCAACTGCTCCGCCCGCGACGTGTCCATCACCAGCGTCTCGACCGGGTTGCGCTCGTGCAACTCCACAAGCGCGCGCTCCACCCGCCACGACTCGAGGCTCGAGCCGTCCCGCGGCGGCGTAAGGATCCGGGCAGGCCCGAGCAGGCGGAACTCCGCGTCCCGCCACCACAACGGGACAAGCGCAGTCGTATCCCACTTCCAGCCCACGTCGAGGCCCGCCCAGACCGGCTGTCCGACCGGGATCGTCTCGGCGCTCCGGGCCGCATACCACTCGCCCTCCTGGATCGCCGCAAACTCAGACCTCGTCGGCAAATTGCACTTGAACCGCCGCCAGTGCCCCTCCGTCATCGTCGGCGACCCGAAATCCGCCGCCAGCGTCGCCGCCGTCACGCCCGAGAACGGGTTGGCCGCCGCGACGAGCTCCATGTCCTCGACGTCGCCGCCCTCCGGCACCGCCCACTCATGCAGCACCAGTTGATCCGACGCAGCCCTCACGAACGTCGCCTCACGGTGCAGGTCGGTCGCCGACTGCCGGATCTTCTCCCGCGTCTCCTCGAACGGCGCGCCCGGCTCGCCGGCCGTCGAAATCGTGATGTG